GGACTACATCAACGCTGGCAATGGTATTCGCATTTCAAAGTGGCGCACAGGTGCATCCACAGGACAGACCGCTGGCGAATACACCGAGGGCGCAGCTCGCCTGTTACCGCTCATTACAGAGATGGGACAGATTGTTTGCGCACAGGTGCGTGGCATTACAGAAAAGGTTGTGAAAGCCGATGAAAACGGTGTAACGCCTTACTATGTCACAAAGTCAGCTTTTGACGCAAACACAACCCTTGTTACGCTCTAACCCTTTCGTGTATGGAACTGAAAGTAATCAAGCCATTTCACGGCAAGGTAGAAGACAAGGTTATGAACATTGGCGAGATGGTATGCTCTACTGATGTGGAGCGTATCAACGCCCTTGTTGGCGGTGGCTATTGCGCCATTGTTTCCCTGTATGATGCGCCTAACGAGAATGACAACAACGCTAATGATGATAATGCACCCAAAGATGATGCAAACATTACCAAAGGCTTTGTAGTATTCAATGGCACTGCCTATCAGCTTGAAACGCTGAAAGAGGGTCTTGCATCTATCGGTGTAAGCCTTGCATCCAACGTGAAAGAACGTGGTGTTGCAAACGCTATCGGCAAACTGACAGAGGAACAGGCACAGAAACTTGCCGAATACCTTAACGAGAATGACAACAACATAACAGAGTAACAGTATATGGAGCTAACGAAATTCCAAGCACTGACCGCTGAAATTGAGCCTTATGTGCCAAGCAAGCTGTCTATGGTGAAAGCCTTATCCGATGTTGGAGTGAGCGACACAGAAACGCCCTATGACCCGACAACGGACAAAAGGATTGTCGCACAAGCAGCCGTAAAGGTGTTATCTCAAATGGTTGTACTTAGCAGCGATAGCCTCGGAAAATCCTCACAAGGCTACAACGTGGATATGTTGCGCAAGCGCATCAAGGCTATTTGCAGTGAAAACGGTTTGGACTTGGAGAATTTCGATGAAGTGCCAACAATTACTGACGGCTCTAATCTGTGGTAACTATGAGAACAAACGGAACTTTCGATTACAAGCCAGTTGGGGAAGTGCAGACAGACCCGACAACAGGCTTTGTTGTCAGTGCTGACGATGCACCCTTTTTGAAAGGCTGTGAGTGCCAGATTGACAAATCCATTCCCGCAAAGCAAGTGGTCGGCACGGATGGGCAGATATACGCCTACAACTATGATGTGTTTATCCCTAAATACTTTAATGGTGAGTTGGCTATTGGTTGCACCGTGCGTATCACAAGTGAGGATGGAGTGACGGACGATTTTTCCGTTTTGGGCATTGATGACATGAACCGCAAATATATTGAGATATGGGGATAACTCCTATGTTTGGTGATGATGCGATAGGCGCACAAGTCCGATTGTTTCAAAAGCGGTTGGAAGAAGCAGCCTTGTATCTTTTGAAATACTTAGGTGAAGAACTCACCAAGTATGCAAAGGAAAAGCATAATTACACGGACAGAACAGGAAACCTCACCAACTCAATAGGCTACGCAGTAGTGCGAGGTAGTGATATAGTTTACTTTGGTGGTGCAGTCCAACAGGGAGAGGGCGCAGACAATGCGTTAAAGGTGGCTATGAAGATGGCAGAAAGCCTTTCAAACTCTTTCACGCTTATCATTGTGGCTGGCATGAACTATGCCGCCTATGTCGAAGCAAGGGGGTACAATGTCATTCTGCCCGCAGAACTCAAAGCGAAAACAGATTTTCCAAAGGCGATGCAAATGCTCATGGATAAAGCGAAAAGAAAAGCAGATGAACTATTTGGCAATGTATTATGATAACGACAGAAGAAATAGCAATCAAGGTGCGCCAAATGCTTATTGATAGCATGGGGACAAACACCGAGTATGCGGAAAATCCCGACTACCAACGAAAGGACTACTCCAAGGAGGGCATTGTTATAGTGCCAAGGTCTATTGATGGTGAGGGGTCTGTGCGTAATGGTAGTATCAATGTCAATATTCATGTGCCAGACATTCCGCAAGGCGTAGGATGTGGCAAGGCGATATTCCATACCAATTTTGCAAGGCTCATAGAGTTGCGCAAAAAGGCTATGGAGATACTGCAAAACCATTATGAGCATGGATGCGGTTACAATTGGGTGATTGGTCTTATCAATCCACCTATGCAAGAGCCAAACCACAATGAGCATTTTGTGTCGTTTTCCTTGGATATTGTTGTTAGAGAAAAAAAGTCGAACAATTAAAATTTATAAGTTATGCCAATACTTTCTACAATGGGGTTGAAGAAAATCTATATTGCCACAGCAGGAACAACAGCAGGTGTTATGCCCGCAAATGGTAACACTTGGCTTGACTTGGGCGATGTGTACCAGGACACTTGTACGCTGAAAGACGATGATGTGGAAACCACAGAGCACAAGTCTGAAACCTCAAACAAGGTGATTACCCTTATGGGTGATTATGTCACTACTGTTGAGCTTACACTCATGGACCCGGACTTGGATTTGATGGCACGCTATTTCGGTGGCACGGTGTCGGGAACCAAGCCTAAGCGCAAGTGGTTGCGTCCACGCAAGCCAGCCTACAAGGAGTGGGCAATATGGCTTCAGCCAGAGGAGGGATTGTTCGTTGGTTGTCCTAACGTGTGTATCACTCCGACTTTTGAGATTACCTATTCCTCAAAGGGTATCTGCCTGTGTCCGATGAAAATCAAATTCCAAGACCAACTTACGGTTGATGAGAGCATCGCAGACCCGACAAAGGCGGGATAACCCGACAAGACAACTTACCAATTTACGCCTCCTTTCCCTAAATGGTTAGGGGGCGTTTTTACTTTACAACTATATGGAAAACAATCAAGAACAGGAAGAGCTGACAAGAGAGCAGCGTTTGGAGATAGAGGAAAAAGCATTGCAAGCCTTGTTGAATATGGGTTGCAAATTCTCTGTGCCATTGAAGATTTACCCAGTAAAACCCTCCAAGTGGTTTAACCTCCGAAAACGTATCTTTCCAAAATGCAATAAGGTATGGCACGACAAGCGTATTCCCAAATATTGGGATGTTTCCATTGTGGAAGTTCCCGATGTGGAAAGTGAACGCATGAAAGAGGTGTATATGCGCCATTTCAGCATTAAACCGCTATACCTTGGCACAATAGACCGTTTGCGCCAAATGTACATAGGCATTGAGTATGACGAAAAGACCATACAGGAACAGCCTATACAGGAAAGCAAGCGACTATTCAAGTACACAAGGCAGATGGCAGAGATAGCAGCCGTTGCAGTAATCAACAATCCCTGTGTTGCCGACAAAGGCGACAAGTCTGTCAAAAAGCTAACCAAGTTCTTCATGGAGCACTTGACGGTTGCACGATTGCAGAAACTCACTGCCATAATAAGCCAAATGATGAACCCAGCGGGTTTTATAAGCTCTATTCGATTGATACGGGAAGTCGGAACGACCAAGCCCAACCCCGAAGCACAGCGGATAGAGTAACGGGATTAAACAGTCCTTGGGGTAATCGTGGCGAACTCATGCGTAACTATGGGTGGACTTATGATTACTTGCTTTGGGGTATTTCTTGGCTCAACTTGCAACTGATGATAGCTGATGCACCAAGAACAAAGGATTTGCCAACAGACGAAAACGGCAATGTCATTGATGAAAGCAAGGTTGAGCACAGGGAGTTGAAAACGAAAGAAGATATTAAGAACTATATCAAAGGAATGTTATAAATGGAAAATATAGGCGGTGGATTAGGCTTTAAGGCTACGCTTGACATAGACGATTTCAACGTGTCGGCACAGGCTATGGAACGACATATAAAGGATTTCTCCAACACGGCAGCACAAGAGGCAGCAGCGGTTGAGGATTCCTTTCAACAGATGGCACAGAAAGCGGGACAATACATTTCGTACTATCTGATTGGGCAAGGTATGAATAACCTTGTCAGCAGCATTGTGTCTGTCCGTGGTCAGTTCCAACAGTTAGAGCTTGCCTTTGGCACTATGTTAGGAAGTGAGGAAAAGGCAACCGACTTGATGCAGCAAATGGTTGATACGGCTGCAAAAACGCCTTTCGACCTCATGGGAGTAGCCGAGGGAGCTAAACAATTGCTCGCCTATGGTGTCAGTGCTGAAAAGGTAAACGACACGCTTGTAAGGCTTGGAAACATTGCAAGCGGTCTATCCATTCCGCTTAACGATATAGTCTATCTGTATGGTACTACAATGGTGCAAGGTCGCTTGTACGCACAGGATGTAAGGCAGTTTACGGGTCGTGGTATTCCACTTGTACAGGAACTTGCCGAAAAGTACCATACAACAGCCGAGGGCATAAACGAAATGGTTTCGGCTGGTAAGATTGGTTTCCCCGATGTTGAGGAAGTCCTTAACAAAATGACAAATGCGGGCGGTCAATTCTATCAGCTCATGGAGAAACAAAGTTCTTCGCTGACAGGACAGATTGCCAACTTGCAAGACGCATGGGACAGTGCGCTCAATAGTTTTGGTGAGAAAACCGAGGGCGCATTGTCGGCTGGCATACAAAGCGCAACATACCTTGTTGAACACATGGATGATGTTGTGCGCATACTCAAATCCGTTGCTATCGCATACGGTTCTGTAAAGGCGGCAACCGTGCTTGCAAGTGTAGCCACAAAGGGTTACACTGGAATTGCCGTGCTTGACAATACGGCACGGACAGCAAAACTTGCACTTATGAAAGCCGAAGCCACATTGACAGGCGAGGTAGCAAATCAGAAAAAGGCTATGGCAGCAGCCGAGAAAGCCAATTATGATGCACTTGTAACAACACTCACAACCGAGGAACAGGCAGCAGTGGCGAAGCAAATGCGTATAGCAGCCATTCAAAGCCTACTCACAGCACAACAGCAAGAATATCTCTCCAACCTCAATCTGACAGCTTCAAGTGATGGCTATGAAGCAGCAGCCGTTGGCGTAATGACAGCCGAGCAACGCTTGGCTTTGTCAAAGCAGAACCTCACAGCCAATAGTGCAACATATAGAGCAGCAATCGTTCAAGAGGCACAGGCTAAGATGGCAAACCAAGCACAAACGGTTGAGGCTATGCGCTCCGATGTTAAGGCAGCCGCTCGTAGTGTGGAAGCAGCTAAAGACAAAGCCATTGCAGCCACACAAGCAACAGAAGCCGCACGATATGAAGTATATTGGGCGCAGCAGTCGGGCGATGCAACGGCAATAGCAAGCGCACAAAAGAAACTTGATGCAGCGGTGGATGCGCAAGCAGCGACACGCAAAGCGGCACTTTCAGCACAGACGGATTTTTATACGAAGAAAAAGCAACTTGAAACAGTAGCAACTAACGCAGCACGGACAGCTTCTATTGCCGACACAGGCGCAAAGACAGCACAGAGCGTAGCAACAAATATCCTTTCAGTGGCAACAACAAAGTTGTCAGCTGGATTAAAGGCATTGTGGGCTACGATGGCTGCAAATCCGATAGGCGCAATCATATCTGCTATTGGTATTGTCATTAGCTTGTTTACATTGCTCAAAAGCAACACTGAGGAAGAAAGCGATGCGATGAAAGAGTTTGAGGATGGAACAAAGAAAGTTACTGATAAGCTGGATTTGTATTACACCATTCTTAAACAGTCCGAGAATGGTAGCAAGACCCACAAGGAAATGTTGGAGAAAGTGAACGAAATATGTAAAGAATACAATACCACATTGCTTGATGAAAATGACACTTTGCAAGAACAAGAAAAGAAATATCTTAAAGTGAAAGCGGCTATCCAAGCCACAACCGCAGAAAAGATAAAGGCGAAGTATGTAGAAGATGAAATGACGAAATTAAATAACAAGAGTAATGATAACTATGATTCTTTTGACACACGCTTAAACTATGCGGAATACAAGACAGACAGATACCACAAGGTAGATAATGGCATGGGTGAAGAGGTTAAGGTATATGTAACCGAAGCAGCCGAGAACATACAAAACATGGCTCCCGAAATTAGGGAGGCAGTGCGCAGCTTAGTGGAGGCTGGTGCAAAAGAATTGGCAACCCTGTCTGGCGATGATTTCACAAGAAAGTACAATGAGATTGTGAACAATGTGGTTGCTGGCACAAAGGCTGGCACGCACGCAAGCGACAAGGAAATGGAAGCCTTTGCGTCCCAACTGAAAGAATACCTCAACAATGAGGTTAGGGATGTACGCACGTTTAATGATGCAATTAACTTGGTAAATCAGAACTTAGACAATTTCCTTGCTCCAAAGGACACTACCAATGTGGATATAACAAAAATGAGCCTTGAAGAACTACATGAACTCGCCAATAAACTCAATGGCAAAGAGGTGACGATTGATTGTAAAACATACGGCTTTGAAAACGCCCTATCCCTGTTAAAGGCGGTAAACAATGAGATAAACAAGCAGCAAAACGACCTCAATACAGAAAGTGGTATTGGGTCAGAAATTCAAAAGCTCAAACAGCTAAGAAGTGAGGCGCAACTTGGCAGCAAGGCTTGGAATGATTACAACAATCAGATAACAAGGCTACAAACACGTTTAGACAATGCCACAGGCAAAAACCGCAAAAGTGGTGGCGGTGGCAATCGTAGTCGTGGCGCAAATGACTCACAGCGCAATGCCGAGAATTTGCGTCAAAAGCAACTTGACGCAGACAAGCGACTTGAAGAGGCGAGAATTGCAGTCATGGAGGAGGGTTATGAAAAGCGCAAGGCACAACTTGACTTGCAACACAAGCAATCACTCCAACAGATAGACAAAGAGGAAAAGGAGCTTGCCGATGCACGAAAGAAAGCGGGCAAAGGCGGTCTTACAACTGACGAAAAGGCGAACTTCCAAGAAAGGCGCAATCTCGAAAACACAAGTTACACCCAATCGCAAAACAAGCTGTTTGAGGGCGAGCTTGATTACAAGAAAAAGCAGTATCAGCTATATTTCCGTTGGGTGCAGAACATGGGCAAGGAGGTAGCCGACAAGCAATTTGAAAAGTTACTGACAGATGGTAATTCTTACAAGCAATATGTTGAGAATGAAATTTCCAAACTTGAAGAAAAGCGCAAAAATGGCACTCTAACAGAGGGTGAGGGCAATTACCTTATTTCCCTTAACACCCAAAAAGGCGAGTTGAACGGTGAAACCACGGCACTTGAAAAATTCAAGAAACAAGTTAGTGATTCTATCGGTCAGTGTCAAACCCTTGCTGAAAAGATTGAAGCCGTTGCAAGAGCCAAAGAAAAGTTGGAGAATGGCGAAAGCGGTATTGTAAGCACAGATGAACGAGCTGAAGCAAGTCTTAGTCTGTCACAACAGGATGCGGAATTACAAAAGGAACTTCAAAACACCGTGCTTAACGATTACCGCACTTTTGAGGAACAAAAGTTGTCTATTACCAAGCAGTATGAATTGTTACGCAAACAAGCGGAGCAAATGGGCGATGCAGAACGCTTGGCACAGATAAACAAGGCAGAGCAGGAGGCGTTATCCTCACTCAATATGTCGTACTTGAAACAGTCGGAAAGTTGGAAGAACCTGTTTAGTGATATAGACACGCTTACGGTTGCCCAAATTGAAAAACTGATAGCCGACATACAGACACAACTCAACGCTGGCAATCTAAAACTTAGTCCTGTGGACTATAAGGCGGTTATTGACAGCTTGACCCAAGCCAAGAACCGTATTCAAGAACTCAATCCATTCAAGGCACTTGGTACGTTCTTCAATGACTATTTAGCAGCCAAGAAGAAACTGAAAAAGGCTGAAACAGACCTCGCAAACGGCAAAGGCTCAAAAGAAGATGTTGATGCAGCAAAGAAAAATGTAAAGTCAGCAGCGCAAGGCATAACCAATTCTATACAGAAAGTAACAAGTATTAGTTCTGATTGTGCCTCGTCCCTACAATCAATGTTCGATGCGTTAGGAATGAGTGGTGTTGCTGACGGCTTGGGTACTGCAATTGAACTGATGGGGCAGTTAGGCAACGCAGCAGCCTCGGTTGGCAAGTTTATGAGCGGTGACATTCTCGGTGGCATTACTGGCATGGTATCGTCCATTACATCTGTTGTTGGCATATTTGCCAAGTTGCATGATGCAAAGTACGAAAAGAAGATACAGAACTTGCAAAAACAGATTGACAAGTTGCAAAGTTCATACACAAGGCTTGAACGTGCTTTCAACAACACTTATTGGGTATTCAATGAGGAACAGCGACAAGGTTACGAGAAAAACATACAGGCGATAAATGACCAAATCGCAGCATTGGAGAAACAACGTGAGGTTGCAAAGAAATCATGGGACTTCGCCCAATATGCAAAACTGACAGCACAGATAAAGCAACTCAATAAGCAGCTATCCAAAGCAAAGGAGGGCGATGATATGCTTGGCTTGTGGCAGCAGCAAAAGGAATCCTTGCAAGAGCAACAGGAACTCATGCGCCAACAGATACAGGCAGAGAACAGCAAGAAAAATACCGACAAGAACAAAATCAAGGAATGGGAAAATCAAATTGAGGAAATAAATCAGCAAATAGAAGATTTAGACCAAAAGATGATGGAAACATTCGCTGGCACTGATGTAAAGAGTGCCATTGATGAGTTTGCCGATGCGATTGTTGATGCATACTGTGCTGGTGAGGATGCAGCGGAGGCACTTGGTGAAACCACAAAGAAAGTTCTTAAAAACGCTGTTGTTGAGGCTCTCAAACGCAATTTCCTTGCAAAGGGTATCAATGATGCGGTTGAGTATCTGGGCAAGGCTATGGAAGATGGAGTCTTGACAGATGATGAAAAGAAAGAGTTTGAACGCCAAGCCAACGCAGCGGGCGAGAAATTCAAGCAAGGTTTGGAAGCCGTGGGCGATTGGATAAAAGATGTTGATGATGCGGCAAGCGACCCATTGACGGGAGCCGTTACCTCAATGAGCGAGGAAACAGGCGGTGTTATCGCTGGTAGGCTCAACGCTTTCATCATTAACCAAGGTGAACAGACAAGCGTAATGCGTGAACAGTTGTTGCAACAGTCGGAGATAGCGAGAAACACGGCTTTGTCGGCTGAACGGCTGCAAAACATTGAGAACACGCTTAGACGCATTGAAACAAAGGACAATTCATTACTATCACAAGGTATCTCGTAATATGGAACTGGTAGAACAACTTAGAAAGGACGGCACAGAAAAAGGCCTGTGCCTCCTTTGGCAACGTAAATTGCGTGGCAACTTAGACACGGAGGCATTGGTAAAGCTCTACATTAAGGGCATTGACTTTTGCATTTGTGAGGATTACCCGACACTTGACTTTCTAAGGACGCATTTTAAGGGCGTGTGTGAGCCTTTCGGAGTTTATGTTGATGAAGATATGCCAACACTCACAAACAAGCCCGATTTGGTGCTCAATGGTGCTTGTAGGGGGATGTTGGAGTATGACGGATATAGCGTATCTCGCCTGTATGTGCGCCACACAAGCGAAACAGCCGTGAACGTGTCCGACCATGCCATTGTTACCATTGACTTGTTCGATACTTCCAAGTTGCACCTGTCGGTGTCGGGCGATTATGCAAGCGTGATTGTAAATGCGTATGGCAAACAGCCTGTGATTGACTTTGTGGACGGCAAGAAGCCAAACAATGTAATCGTGAACTATAACAATAAAACCACATACTGATATGGTAGATAAGAACTTAATACTTTACTTGCCATTTGACGACCCCGATGGCAATACGGCTTACGACTATTCGGCAAGCCGTGCTGATGCGACACTTTCAGACGGTGCGACATTTACCAAGACCGCCAAGACAGGAAAGGCACTTGCGCTGAATGGCGGCGAGTGTCTGACAACAAAAGCCATTCCTTTTAGCGGAAATTTCCCAGTGTCTGCCTATGTAATGACAACACAAAGCCGTATCGGTTGGGTGGTGAATTTACCTGGTATAGACAATTATCGTGAAGAATGGATTGATGTTGCGCCTAATCAATGGTACTTTATAGCCTTTGTCCGTGACAGCGACATTTTCAGAGTGTACCTTGATGGAGCGTGTGTCAATATGGTTACACTTGGTGGCAGCACTCCACAAGGTTTGAGCCTTTGCACGGATGAACTGCTTACAACGACTGCAAACATTGACGAATTGAGGGTGTACAATGTGGCAAAGACCGAGAAAGACCTGTTGGAGGCACAGGCTGACAACGATGTGGAATACTACATTGACGGTGTGAACTTCAAAGACTATGGAGTGTATGTATCTGGCTCTACTGGCTTGGTCGGTCGGCTTGCACAGAAAGACGCATTGCAAGTGGATTGGGACAACTACCACGGCATTGTGCGTGACAGGAACAGAAAGCGTTACAAGGAGCGCACCATTACACTTGATTGCTTTCTTGAGGCAAGCGGTAGGAGTGCATTTGTAGAATGGACTAACCGCTTTATGTCATTGTTCGATGGTGACGGCACACACCGTTTGACCGTGGAGTATGACGGAAAGGCAAAACCATTGGTCTATGAGGTCGGCTTGTATGATGAAACCGACATGACTAAGACATGGGGGCAGTACAACAATGAGCTTATGGTCGGCACGTTCAAAATGAAACTCATAGAAGATGAGCCTGTGAAGCGAGTGTTGCGCCACATATCGGCAAACGACAACTCAAAGGCAACGATAAAGGTAACATCTGCAAAGTTGCTCAACATCTATTGGGGTGACGGGACGCACACATTTAATGTGAGTGGCAACGAAACAACCGCTGAACACACCTACGCACTTGCTGGCGAGTATGACATCATTGTTGCTGGCGTGATTGAAGATATTGAAAGTTTTGAAACAAATGATATTGTAGTATGGGAATTGCTCAAATAACAAAGCGGAATGGTGAAACAATACAGCTCAACACCAACGAGCCGTTTTGTTTCGTCAAAGAGGCTACGCTGACAAGCTCACTCATGGGCGATGATTATATAAGCCTTAAAATCGTATCGTCAAAGTGGCTTTCGTTTGCCAAAGGCGATAAGATAACCGTTGGTGGCAAGGAATATAGTATCAGAGCCACAACGACCCGTGAGATTGTTTCGGAGGGTTACTACAACTATGAGCCTGTTTTCTATGGCGTGATGTACGACCTTATGAAAACAATCTACCGCAACTGCGACAAATACGGCAAGAGCGACAAAAGCACGTTTGACTTGACCTATACAATCAAGGAATTTGTGCAAGTCCTAATCTACAACATGGAAAGGGATTATCCGGGTTTGTGGAAATTTGATGTGGATAATTGCCCCGAAACCGAAGCCAAGACTATTCAGTTTTCGGGTGTGAACTGCTTACAGGCATTGCAGACACTATGCAACAGCGAGCAGTTCAACTTGGAATTTCAGATAACCCAAGACAAGGGTATTCGCACTATCCATATTGGCAAGTTCGGCAAGCGTATCAATCCGCCAAGCGGTGCTGATTTCTTTGAATGGGGCAAGGGTAACGGCTTGTATAACCTTAAAGAACAGAAGATAGACGATAAAGCCATTATAAACCGTCTGTGGGCGGGGGGTGGCACAACAAACATTCGGAGCGATTATAGAGAGTATGCCGAGCGACTGCAATTGCCGTACCCACAGCGAAAGAACCAATACGAGCATACTCTTTCGGACGGTACTGTTGTAAAGGTCGGTACTGAAACGATTGGCATTTCTGATGATAGCAAACGCTACATTGAGGATGCCGAACTGCGTGATAAAATAGGCAGCGAGGAAGATGTGAAAACCTATGATGATATTTATCCGACACGCACGGGAACCGTCACTGCTGTTGTGGCTGATGATATTTGCGCTTTCGTTGATGATACAATGGACTTTGACCTTAACGAGAAAGACGATAAGGGGACAAAATACCTTGTGAACGGAACGAGCGCAAAGATAACATTCACATCTGGGCGTTTGGCAGGGCAGCAATTCGAGCTTGAGGCGAAAGGTGGGTATGACAACAAGACAAAGAAATTCAAGATAATACCATTCACTGACAGCCGAGGCTTGACCATACCATCCGCTGAAACACAGGACGCTTACAAGATTGAGGTCGGCAACACCTACAAGATAACCGACATATATCTGCCCGAAAGCTACGAGCATAGGGCAGAAGAAAACCTGTGGTATGCCGCTATGGAAGATTTCAAGACAGCGACACAGGCTAAGGCTCAATACACGCTGACACTGGATAGGCTTTACTTCCTCCAAGAAGTTAGCCGTGACACAGACACAAGCGTGTTTGAGGTAGGCGATTATGTGCCTGTAAAAGACACACGCTTTGGCATTGAGAAACAGATGCGCATACAGAAAATAACTCGCAATCTGTTGTTGGAACAGGACTACCAAATCACTTTGGCAGACACAACAACCGTGTCTATCCAAACCCAAACCGTGCTTACAGTCATTGACCATGAGAACGTAATCAACAACAACCGACTCCGTGACCTCAACAAGGCAAGGCGTGGTTGGAGAACAACCGAGGATTTGCGTAACATGGTCTACGACACGGACGGCTATTTTGACACGGACAACATCAAGCCAAACTCAATAGACACAAATATGCTGACCGTTGGAGCAAAGAGCCAACAGTTTGTCTTGTCTGGCTGTGTGCTCCAGGCCAACTTTGGAGGCAACCCCAATATGTTTGTGGCTACGGCTGGCATACTATCGCACCTCACCATTGACAATGACAAAATCAGAAACTGGCAGATGAATGATGCCTCGTTTGAACTGCAAAGCACAGGCGGCTACTATCTGTTTGCCAAGTGTTCCAAGAGTGCCGAAAATGGCGTGTGGTTTCTCTCGCAAGAGCAATTGAAGTTTGAGCCGACAAGCGACCCTAACAATTACTATTTCCAAGTGGGCATTGTTTCAAGCCTGTATGCAGATGATAATTTCAGAGATTTTCAGACAACATACGGCTTTACACGCATCAACGGCAACACTATCACAACAGGGCGTATAATTACGAGTGATGGCGAGTGTTATTTGGATTTGGACGGCAACAAGTTCCGCATTGGTGACAACACAAGTTCTATTGATTGGAACGTGTCAGCAAAGAGCCGTCTTACATTGAAGAATGTAAGCGTGGCAAGTGGCAGCGGTGATGTCGTGCCTTTGGGCGTGTACCGTGGCGCATGGAATAAGGATTACATCTACTATTCGGGTGATGAAGTAGCCTATACAAGCAGTGGCGCAACGTGTACCTATCGCTACATACACCCCACACCCTCCAAAGGCAACTTGCCTACAAATTCCGTCTATTGGGAAATTGTGGCACAGGGAGCAAACGGAATTAGTGGAAACAATGGCGATTGGGTGAGCTTTGCTTTCAAGCAGAGCGAAGAACGCCCCGAAACACCCACATCAACGGCAACTATACCCGATGGTTGGAGTGACAAACCAAGCGCAGATGGCAAATGGTGGATGTCAAAGGCTACAATCAACGGTGTAACTGGCAAGGCTGGAACATGGAGCGAGCCTGTGCAAACCACGGCAGAGGATGGAGTGGATGGTGCTTATACAGATTTCAAGTACGCAAAGAATACATCAAGTACATCATATCCCGCAATCGTTGTGAGTGAACGCAATCCGAGCGGTTGGAGTGATGAACCGCCAACACTTGCAACAGGTGAATATCTTTGGATGTCGCAAGCTGAAATAAATGCAGACGGCACTCTCAAAACGAATTGGAGTACACCTGTAAGAATTTCGGGCGAGAAAGGGGACAGGGGAAACAATGGCTCTGTCATTTATTTCATTTATTCCCTTGCTGGTACAACCCCAAGCACACCTACTTTCGTAACGCCCTCTGCCTTATTGGGGCAAAAAGTTTGGACTATCCAACCGCCAACACCGACAGATACAATGTATTTGTATATGTCGCAATCTCTGTATAACCCGAACACGGGAAAGTTTGGCACATGGACTGCACCAATACGAATATCGGGAAAGAATGGAGAAAAGGGTGCTGACGGAACGGATATAGAGTTTATCTATTTGCGGAATACAGGAAGTACACCAAGTAAACCAACATCTGTAAACACCGATGATTATGTGCCGAGCGGTTGGAGCGACAACCCACAAGGAATAACCGAAACATACAAATATGAGTGGGTATGTATGCGCACAAAGCCAAGTGGCACAAGCACATGGTCGGCTTTCAGCACGCCTGTGATATGGGCGAAATGGGGAGATAAAGGACAGGATGGCGATGGCACTGAATATATATTTAGGCTTACCGAGGTGGAAACTGCACCCGAAACAGTCTTAGTAATATCTCCAAGTGACGGATATGTGCCAGATGGTTGGACTGACGAACCAAGCGGTGTTGATAGCGATTATCCGTTTGAATGGGTATCCATTCGGCACAAGAAAAATGGTGAATGGGGTGCTTTCTCTGACCCTACGTTGTGGAATAATTATGTTGTGTGGAATCCTAACTTGCTTGAACAAACAGAATTTGAGAGCAAGGATAAAATGGATAAGTGGAATGTGCAATCTAAGTATGGAGGTAGCGATGGTGCGTATGACAGCAGCATTACCCATATAGTTGAAAATGGAGTGGATGGGCATAATTGCTATTATGACTTGAACACCAAGCGAATGAACGAGAGCGTTTACAAAGAGGTGTTGAACCAAGTATTACGTTCACAAAACATTCAGAAGTTACAACCCTCCACATGGTACACCTTATCGTTTTGGGCGAAATGTGGCATTAACACTAAGGCGGTATATGAAACGAGTAGCAACTATGGCTTTGCGCAGCGTAACTTATACCTGTTTAAGGGACAGAAATACAGGCTTACAATCAACGGTCGTATTGATGCACAAGCCAAGTCGGACGGAAAAGAGTTGCGTGTGTATGTGTGGCAAGACGGGTGGAAATGGAGCAAGTCGGTAGCCATTACATCAACATCCGATACAGGGGCAAGCATTGAGTTTAACGATGTCCCAGCCGATGGAGAGTACCGTTTTGCAGCCTACCTATATGACAGCACAGAGCCACGGACAGGCAAGGCAACGCTCAATTGGGCGCAGTTGGTAGCGGTTGATGGTGCTATATTCACCACATACATATATCCAAGCGCAATTGACCGAACAAAGGTCTTTGTTGATGGCGAAACGTGGGGTAACAATGTGATTGGTACA